TATCCTTTATTAATAATAACAACCAGAGGTATTTACGGTTTGGTATTGATTCGGACAGTTAACGGTACTATAAGTATCTACATAGTATGTACCGTAATTATAACCATAATCCGTACAAGGGCCAGATTGTTGACTATATGTATATTGAAAACTACAACTAGTAAACACATCGACTTGCGTGCCCCCGTTACATGTAGCAGTTCCCACAGTAACCCCACACGAACCATTCGCTGTTATTGGGGTAAATTGTCCATTAAAACACGACCCAGATAGTAGTGCAGTGCTACCAGGACAATAGTTAGCGGTGATTGATGCGGTCGTTGGTGATCCACCTCCGTTTTTAAAATATCGAAGATCATGTTTGATGTTAATCGAATACGAAGGTGGTGAAATATATGCGCGACTAGAACTTGGACCAATATAAGTCACAAATTGACTACCTGTTGCATTCGGATAACTACTGGATACTTGTATTTCCGCGTCACTCAAACTACTACTAAACTCTATATACGCATATTTAGGTAAGTCGGTGTTACCAGACCCAGTAAATATTTTAAATGATAAGTTGGTTGGTGCTCCTGAGGCAGTAGGGAAATTAGATCCGGATATCTTTTTGCCCAGTACCAATAATGTAGATTCATTAGTTGAATTTACATTATATACCGTCCCCTTTGCAAAACCTTGAAAATTGTAGTTTGATGCAATACGGAACTTTGAACCGCTAACTTTAATATCATCCATACCCCAAGTCATATTATTAACTTCGGACGACACACCTGTAGCTGAAGCTAATTGTGCAGCTTGTGGGGTAATAGTTAATCCTGTAATTGTACTTGCGGTTGGTAATGTTCGTCCGTAATTAGTTTCCGCAGCTGCCGACGACGGATTTCCCCACGCATTCAATGATCCAGTACTATCTATTTCATAAATAATTCTCCCAAGCATGTAAATATTTGCACTGGTTGTAATAAATGGATCTAATACCGGTGAAGCTGAAGATGTTTGTAAATTGTTAAATTGTACCGCATTTTGTTTTCTAGTATGAATAAAATCTTGTATATACCCCCCCCACCCATAGAACCGTGTACCGGCAACACCATATGTTGCCGCGTATCTGAGCGATTGATCAGGTCCAACTTGATACTCCGAATTATTTACAAAATCCGAAGAACCCCGTGACGGAATAACCGTTACCCAATCTGTTAATCCATTATTTTCTTGTGATGGTACCGGTGACTGTGCTACTAGGCTGATTGCATTACCAATCAATCCGAATGAATAATTATTTCCCCATCCGAACAGTGTTCCATTATTTTTAATTGCATGTGATGTTCTGTCCGCTGCTGCAAATATTCGTGGTGACCAATTATCTCCAATTACTTTATTGAAGAAATTTCTATTAGTATCACTACCACTTATTCCAATCCCCAATTGACCGTTCTTGTTATTACCAGTAGCCCATAAGGTAGTGTCTACTTTTAATGCCAATGTCATCTCATTACCACACGAAACAGCTACCCAATCCGAATCTGTTCCCACTCTCATAGGAATGCTTGCAGTTGTTATTGTTGGACCCAACCCCAATGCTCCCGATACACTAGATCCCCAAGTCCATAATGTACCATCATTGCGTATGGCTGCGGCATGTGTACGCCCAATTGAATGTTGAACCCACATCGAACTAGAAAATGATCCTGTGCCTACCCGTGTTGGTGTTCTAGATCCACCTCCAATTACATTTGTTGATCCTGTTCCAAATAAACTTCCTGTATTACCCCATGCGTATAAAAGTCCATCGAATGTTGTAGCGAGAACATTTGATCCATTCGTGGATGCTGATTCCCATGTTGTCAAAGTACTAACCAATTGAGGACCACCTGTTCCGTTTAATTGTCTACTGTGTCCATTATATCCTGATGAGGTTGGTATTGCAAAGGGTGCATTCGTCGTTGTCGAACCCCCCAATGCATTTAGTGATAATGGATCAACAATTGTAAATGTAATTGGTGTTAATAATGTACCTCCGATTGATCCGGATACCGTAATTGATCCTGTGATTTTATTTGGTCCTGTTACCGACGAGGTAAATATCCCACTTGCCGAATATATTGTGGAAGTATAAGTACCATCGGATCCTGTAATGACTATTGTTTGTCCGGTATTTACATTTAAAGATTTGTTAAATCTATCTTTTAATTGTACAGATAATGGTGTCACCGCACCCGATACTACCTTCAATACCGATGCGGTCACATATGAATATGTTATATTTCCCGGTGCAACATTTGATCCCGTGGATAAATTTATCCATTCGTTGGCATTTGATGTTCTATCGGTATTTACGAATAATTGACCCGATGCGGTATTTAACCATAAACTATTATTTCGTGTTGGATTGGTTGTTACAGACGGGTCATTGGATGATGAATATTCAATAGCACTAAATATATTAGTTGCATATGATGCCGTACCCACCAACAACGGTGCAATAATAGTATCCGTTGTAGTTAATTTACCTATAATACTGGCGTCTCCCGCATATGGAAATCCGCCAATTGTTGAACTGGATACTAAAAAGACTGATTCTGTAACCGTTGCGGAACCGCCATCATAGGTTACATCCGTTAGATTTATAGAAGTAATATTTGGTGTAAATGCTTCCCATGCGGTACCATTCCACTGCCAACTATTGGTACCGTCAGAATAAATCTGATATTGTGTAGGACTTGATGGAAAATTAATTGCGGGCATATAAATTAGTATTCAAAAATAATTAAACCAGCCGAACCAGAACCACCGGCACGTAATGTAGTAGCAGAACCGTTGCGTCCACCACTTCCACCCGCACCATATCCAACACCATCTATTCCGTTGGCTCCTGTCGAAGTTGCTGGTGTTTTTCCACCTTGTCCATATCCGAGTGCGCTATTACCACCTTCTCCAAGGTAATTGGTAGTAGCCGCCATTAGTCCACCCGCAGAGCCAGATCCACCTGGAATATTTAAACTACCACCACCAGCTTGCCCACCCGCACCACCGGCAATGGATGTACCTGCGGTTGCTGATGGAGAAAATCCACCACTAGCGTAATAGGTAACAGAGTTATACACTACCGATGAGATACCTCCTGCGGCACCTGCTGCCGATGCTGTTGCTGCGGTACCTGCGGCACCTACGGTATAGGTTGCGGTTGTTTGTCCTGCAACATATGTTAAATATGCCACTGACAATCCACCACCGCCACCACCTGCACCAACATATCCCGCACCTCCGGTTCCTGTACTTCCACCACCGCCACCACCACCAATGATAGTTACCTTAAATTTAGCGTTAGCAACTTGTAACGCAGCAGGTAATGTCCATGTAGCCGCTGACCCTGATGTTTTTACATCTACATTTTGAAATCCCGCACCAACGGTAGATGTAATAGTAGTAGCATTAACGGTAGTAATAGACGCCGTTGTGATAGATGCACTGGTCATTGTTCCAATTGCTGTCCCGATAGATGCACTTGGAATAGTGGTGATATTTCCAGATGTCTTGGGGTACACAGAATATGGTAACGATGTCCATGCAGTAGATCCACTACCAATTTTCATGTATCCCGTATCGGTTTCAAACCCAACTTCACCGGGTGCTAGAGTAGGATTTGTTGATGTCCAGTTAGCCGCAGTATCTCTGCGATATTGAATTTTCGTTGCCATTATGCTGTCCCACAGTTAATTGTTTGTGCCCATGATGTCGTGGATGCTACTCCACCATCTAAATCTATATTTGTTCCACTGCGTGCAGAAATATCTTCTACCCACTGACTTGTATCACCATCATTATAATATATAAACATTTTTCCAAGTGTAGAGTTCCACCACATATTTCCGGCACTTGGACCCACAGGAGCAGTAGCACTGACTGTTACTGAACTGCCGCCACCACCTGCTGATGTCAATGCGTACGATGCGGTGGTAGCAAATGATGCCGTTGCGGGAGTAAAAGTAATACTTGTTGCGGCAGATGCCGTGGTAGCAAATGATGCAGAAGTACCTGTTAGGGCATTGAACTGGGTAGAGCTACTAATAACACCACTTAACTTGTTTTGAATACTATTATAATCAATTTGGGAAGATGATGTTACCCATCCTGGGTATTGTGCTGATGAACTTACTGTACCACCAGTAAGTAATGTCTTGACTTGTGTAGAACTACTTACAATACCCGATGGAATATTACTTAATGTATTATAATTTACTCCGTATATGCCAGCACCACTACCAGAAAGAGATGCGGTCACGGAGGTCGCATTAAGGGTAACTGCGGTGATACCACCATTGGTTGCTAAACTACCCGTGAGTGAATATGTACCATTTAATGATTTGGTATTATTCCAAGTTGCTCCGTTGTATACTAATATATCACCCGTAGATTGACCACTAATACTAACATCAGATAACGATGCAAGTGCGGTTGCTACTGGTGACGTACCACTTGATGCAATACCACCAACTGAACGGAACAATCCGCCTGGGATAATGGTCGCATATGATGAATTTAATAAATCTCTTGCAGGATTGGTTCCACCTTGTACGATAATATATCCAAGGAAGATTGCATTAAGTGCCGTATTAGGTGCTTCGGTAAATGGTTCACTGTCCTTTGCATTGACCGCATTAAGTAAACTTGAATATTGTGCGTTACCATAATAGACGATAAATGCATTCGTTGGAGAATTTGGAATCCAGAATACACGTTGAATACTGTAATTGTTAGAATTAACCGTTGCTAATAAACCTGTTGCTGTATCAACATATTGCGTATTATCAATAGTGGTATATCCTGCCGCGGCAACACCGGTGTCAATAACTGGTGTAGACCCAGAGATATAATATCGGTATATCTTGGAAACGGTAATATCGTTTTCAATAACCGTTGATGGATGGGTTGGATTGATTACGTAATTTGCGCCTTCACGATACGAGGTACCACCCGTCTTTTTGATACTTAGGGTTGGGCTGCTTCCACTTGCTTGTAAGGTGTGACCAGAAATTTTTAATGGACCAAATGCTCGTAAAAAGTCATCATTTTTTTGTGGACCGCCATATGAGATTTGTTGCGAGTTAAAGACACCAGTAGAAACACTTCCACTTAAATGAAGTACGACACCAAGAGAGATTTGCGTATCCCATTGGTTGATATCGGTACTACCCCACACAGCTAGTTGTTGAACAACATTACCACTATTATCAAGACCTACATAAGTAATTTTTCCAGAACCAGAGTAGGTAATAGGAATGTTAGTTTTAGTATCCCATTCTACATATCGAATTGTTGGATATGGTGCGCTTCCAGTACTTGCATTAAGTGTAACAACAATACCAGAACCAGAAGTGATATTAAATGTGGTTGACCCAGGTGTTGATGACAGTACACCACCGTGTAAAATACCAGTGTACATATTACTTTCTAACCAACGTAAACGAGTTACGTTGCTATATCCCGCACTACTTTGTGCAAAGTATAAGTCTTTGGTTGACCCACTTACATAAATGTATGATGCGGAAATTGACGTATCAATATTGGTGGTAACAGGTTCAAACTGTATATACCCTTGAACAATTTCACTACCAGAGATACCAAATGACCCTGTTAATCTTGTGTTACCAATAAGCGTATTTGACCCACTGGTAAACAAACTACCTGTAACAGTTTGATTACCGATAAAGATATTTGACCCTGTGGTTGCTATTGCAGCGATACCAGTGGTATTTTGAACAACTATCTGTGATGATGCGGTTACCCATCCTGGATATTGAGCAGATGACGATACCGTACCCGCGGGAAGTAATGGTTGCACCTGTGCGGATGATGATACCACACCACTTAACTTATTTTGAATACTATTATAATCAATTTGACCAGAACTAGATACAGTCCCTGCTGGTAATCCGGAAGGAATAACATACGATGCCGTAGTAGCAACAGATGCACTTTGAATAGATCCTGTAATAGTTCCTGTAATGGCCACACTACCCGATACGGACATGGACCCAGTGAATACTATTGTATCAGCATTAAGTAATAATGACCCACTAATAGTTTCTGTACCTACAAATGTATTTGACCCCGTAGTTGCTAATGATGCGGTAATGGAACTAACTTGTGCAGATGATGACACTGTACCTGCTGGAAGTAATGCGGGTATTTGCGCCGCACCAGATACCACACCATTGTTAGCTAATATAGATCCAGTAAATGATCCTGTATATCTTGATGCTGTAACACTTGTAGCGGTAAGATTTATTCCATTAAATGAACCACTAAATGATCCTGTAAAAGATCCGCTGTTTATTTGTGCAGAACTAGATACTGTTCCTGTTGGAAGTAATGGTGTAACTTGCGTTGCACCACTAACAATGCCTGTTGGAATATTAGTTAAACTGTTATATGGAAATGTACCCGTTAATGCACCACTGACTGATCCTGTAATACCACCTTGATTTGCGGTATTTACCATTTGTAGTGAACCAGTAATGACCGCAGATCCACTATACGGGAACCCAGCCCCAGCTCCTGCATTTAGTGCATAGGATGCAGTTTGTGCATAACTAGATGTACTAATTATACCAAAAAATGACCCGCTAAATGAACCGGTCATATTTTGAGTTACATTAACTAATGCACGAATTAATATATTTGACGCGGATGGAGGAGTATCAACAAATGTTAATGTTGATGCTGCTATATTATAGTCAGTATTTTTAGTTTGGGTTAACCCATCGACTGATACTATAAGGGAATTGATGTCGTAACTTTGGGATAATATGTAGTTAGTTGTAATACCGTCACCATTAAAGGTGTATGTATCAATATTGACAGAACTGCTTAATACAGTTGCCGATGGTAAATTAGTAAGTTGGCTACCGTCACCTTTAAAATACGATGCTGTAACTGAACCAGATACATTGATACTCCCGCTGGATACCAGACCTTTGCGGGCTACAAATTCATTTGCCATATTATCCCTTTTTCACATTTCCAAAGGTTTTTAAAAAAATAGGGGTGGGTAGGATTAGTACCCACCCCGTTACTATTGATTGTTTATTATAATGCTCTGATTATTGTTTTAACAGTCCATGTACCAGAGGTATTAGTAAACTTCAATCGAATAAATCCACCAACAATATCAACAGCAAATATTGCTTGTGCTGTGTTACCAATATCGTTGGTTGATACATCAGTAAATTCTACTGTTGTACCATTTGATACTACCATAACAGTACCCGTTCTATAATTAGTTCCGTCCTTAACCACATAATCAAAATGTACACCATCACAACTTGCTGCTGCAATAGTTGCTACTACTTGATTTGATACAGGACCAACAATATTTGCAACTGCACTACCAGAATAAATTGCATTGTTAATAAATGCACTGGTACTTGCACTTACCGTACCTGTTGCTGTAATTGTTGTTGAGCGAACCGTTGTAATATCTGCTTGTGATGCAGTTAAGTTTGTACCAACATTCAATCCATTAGTGATAGATACTGTAACGCCATTATCACTGATTTGTGAATCACCAATATGTTCTGCGTTAACTGACTTAGGAATAACATTGGTTGTTAAACTTGTTTCATTTCCAACATTATTGTAAGTTTCCGGACCCATTATCAATAGCGATGATGTTGGGCTGGTTTGATTTTGATGAACAAATATCCATTGGTCATTAATAGAATCAAAGAACAATGACCCACTGCGTTGTGGTGATGAACCAGAATCAATTACCGACAATCCACCAAATCGTGTAGCTGGTGTATTTGTGTTAACGGTGATGACATTGGTACCAATATTTAACGTACTTTGTGAAATATAACTAATGGAGGAAGATCCTTGTACATATAAGTTTTGACTAATGTACAATGAACCAGTAATTCGTTGGTCAGCGGTAAATGTATTTGAACCAGTTGTTGCGTATGATCCTGTTACATTCTTTAATGCATTTATTTCTGTTTGTTGGTTTGCATCAACAGTAGATAATGACGAACTAAATGTAGAATAACCAGTAGTTTGTGTAATATCAATTTGTGATGATGCTGTTACCCACCCAGGATATTGTGCCGAACTACTGACTGTACCACCTGGTAGTAGTGTTTGTACTTGCGTAGACGAAGAAACAACACCACTTAATTTATTTTGGATAGAATTATAATCAATCTGTGTAGATGATGATACGGTACCTGCAGGTGCACTAACGGTAACAGTTTGTCCTGTTGCACTAGTTGTAACACCATTACCACCATTAATAGTTAATGCTTGTGTTTTAAGATTAACCGTACTTGTACCTGTACTACCAGATACATTAAGAACTGTGGCAATACCAGTTAATCCACTACCATCACCTGTAAATGATCCTGTAAATGAACCCGTGAATGGATCTGTTAGTGTCTTAAATTGTGTGGATGATGATACTGTATTAGTTGGTAGATAGTCTTTAACTTGACTACTACTTGACGCAACACCAGCAAGTTGTGATTGTAACGCGTAAGAACTGGTTGCTGCATTTAATGCATTAATTGATACTTGTTGTGTTGCATCAACTGTTGCTAACGATGAACTAAATGTAGTATATCCGGTAGTTTGTGTTATATCAATTTGTGCAGAGGAAGAAACTGTACCTGCTGCTGTAACACCGGTTAACCCCGATCCATCACCCTTAAATGATCCTGTGAAGGAGCCGGTAAACGGACTGGTTAAATTATTAAATTGTGTTGAACTTGATATGGTACCCGTTGGGAGATATGCGGTAACTTGTCCAGACGAAGATACCGTACCACCAGGAAGTAATGGTTGAACCTGTGTGGATGATGATACTACACCACTCAATTTGTTTTGTATACTATTATAATCAATTTGCGAAGATGCCGATACTGTACCGGCCGGTAATCCTGATGGACTTACATATGATGCAGTCGTTGCGGTTCCAATTGAACCAGAAAATGATCCGGTAAATGACGATGCAATTACATTATATCCTGTTGCATCTACCGTACCACTAACCAGTAACGATCCAGTGATTTTTACCCCACCAGATTGGGCTATTATACCTCGTCTTGCTACAAATTCATTTGCCATGGGGAATCTCCAAATGGTGCTAAGTATCTAAAATATAAATAGTTAACTATTATGATAAAGTTGGGAATAGTTTGAATAAACTCTGTACTGTCCAGGGGTATGATCCACTACCCAGACTTTCCACTCGTAATTTCATATATCCACCATTCTGGACTAATGAAAATTGTATATCCGATGTATCTCCAATATCTGTACTTGATACGTCTGTTACTGTGTTGTTACTACCACTCCATCCAGCCAAAAGTACACCCACACGAACCCCTCCTGGTCTAGACGCCACATATTCTACCGTAGCGGCACAAAAACTGCTAGTGGGTATGAATGGCATCACATACTCGGTTGCCCCAAATATACCAGTATTAACTGATCCTGTAAATGTGAGTGATACATTACCAGCATTTAGTTTATATTCGTTTGATGTAACTTTTGCAGGTGCAATATCACTACCACTAATATATCCGATTACTTGTGCCGATGCGGATACCACTCCACCGGGAATTTGTAAATCATTTAATAATAGAATGGCAGAACCTGAACGGGTAAATAATCGTCCGTCCGCAATATTAAGTGCCAATTCACCGGGGAATAATGCGCTTGCAGTAGGTACTGCCCCCGATTGACTACTAACTAATGGTATAAAACGATTTGCTGCCATGTATTTACCTATTTGTATGTCATTAAACTATAAATATTATGTGTTTATGGATTTATTAATAAAACACACTGTCCTGCGGAAATTGCTTGCGTATTACTACCACCATATGGATTTGCACCGGCGGTTTGTCCCAATTTTGAAGTCGGTACAGTAAATGTTCCTGTGTAGACTCCCAATCCCTTCACCCATCGAAATGAAGTAATATATCCACCGAATGCTGTGTTTACTTGTGATGGTGATTCCACACCAATATATACTGGACTTGTTGAGTTAGCAATATTTGCACTATTGGTCACGGTAGACCCCATCTGTACGCCATTTTTATATACTTTTAACGATGTACCTATTCGTACTATTGCAAAATGTACCCATTGATTTTTATATGTACCAGCAGAACCAAATGAGTTTGCTGATCCATTTGTCCAAACATAAAATGTACCACCTTCAATAGATACGGCAATTGGTGCGGAGGGATATATTCCGATAGAAAATATACGAGGAAATGAAGTGGTATCTGTTTCATATTGAAACCATTCAATAGTAAAATCACCAGTACCAACCGCAAATCCACTATTTCCAGGATATGCTAAGTATGATGAGTTACCAGTACCTAAAAATCCGTAACTATTACCACCACCAGTAAATGGGCTACTACCAGATACCGCTGCGGTTGATGAACCCGATGGTGTAGGTGTTGATGTAGTATCACCAATAAAAGTTGCAACAGTAGCAGAAAAGCTTCCAGCATTTCCAACTTTAATAAAATTTAATTTTCCAGTATTGTTACTATTAGATAAAAGTAGTGTCATATATTAAAAGTATAAATACCATTATAATTTTGTTATTTTTACATATCCAGAACCGCTATTGTATCCAATAGTAGTTATTGCACTTCCACTAAAAGTAGATAGTGTTTCGTAATTTCCATCGGAGGTTGCAACAGCTGTTCCACTACTACTAATATACGACCCACCACCACCTGCTCCGTCTGATACTGGGGTTGTACTTCTTGCTGTACCCGCACCACCAGAATATCCTCCACCTCCACCTCCACAAATTGGTCCTGCTCCACCACCTCCACCGAATCCACCAGGTATCGCTGCTGGTGGTGGGTATAGTGGTGAAAAGTATCCACCAATTGACCCAGATGGATTTCTCCAAAATCCTTTACCACCACCACCGTATTGGCCACTTGGTGATGATACACCACCATCATATACACCAAGTCCATTCATACCACTACTACTTACACTGGTGGCAAATCCACCACCACCTCCACCGTCATATGAGTTAGCAGATGATGTTATGTGCGACCTTCCCCCTAATCCATTTGTTCCACCAAGTTCTCCAAACGAGGAACTACCACCATAGGTTGTGGTTCTACCAAATGCTTGCGAACTTGATTGTGCTCCTCCGGTAGTATACCATCCATTTCCACCACCACCACCTGCAACTATGATTGGATTGATAGAACCACTATTTGACCCAGAAGGAACAACAAAACTTCCACCACCACCACCAACACCAGAGAACCCTGCGTTGTTGGAATCACCAGATTGTTGTCCCACGACAATAAGAATTTTTTGATTTTGTTGTAATGCGAATCGTGCTCGCATCTTGGAACCACTACTGAACTTATTACTCGTTTGAGTATTTTTTCCAGAACTTGCTCCCGCGACTTCTATTTCATATGTAGCAGTTTGTGGAACGGTCCACAATTGATATCCCTGATATCCAGATTGTGTGGTATAGTATGCTGTGTTAGAGGTCCAACTATTTGACCCCGTATAACTTGCTAAAAATTGTGAGAGCAACGGAGGATTTGATCCTGTTACATTTACATTGGTAAAGGTAAATGTGGTAAAATCATATAAATTATTAATAAATGATGCTATGGTTAATCCATTACTAAATGTTATTGCCATAACTTATCCAATATATGCTACTGAAAAATTGTCGTTACCATCAAATGAAGCAGTTCCCGCAAATACCATTGCTTTAAGAGTGTCTCCTACTGCTAATTTAGAAATAGTAGAACCACCAGCATGGTTCATAGAAGTACTTGCACCCCATTCTATCATAATTTGCACAGTTCCATTACTTCCTGCGGTATTATTTTTAACTACTACTGCTTGTGAAAAGGCTCCAGTATTTGAATATGTTCTACAAACCAAATTTACTTGATATAAACCTGCGATTGGTGCAGTAAATGTTCCGTTTGTTGTGTTGTAGTAACCACCTTCATTATAATCTACACTTACCATACTACCGGATATTACTGTTGTTGCAGTAGTTGGACCCCCAGTTCCGATTATTCTAAATGCAGGTCTATTTGGCATCGTTACAGAACCGCTGGTTATAGTAATTGACCCACTGAGATTCAAAGATCCGGTAATTTCTGCAATTCCATTATTTTGTAAATATAAATTACTACCACTAGTCAAATATAATGATGAACTATTTGTTGTCATTGCAGTAGCCACAACACTCGCGGATGTAACTGTTAATGAACCGGTAATAGTTTGATTACCATTAAATTGATTTGACCCAGTAGTTGCAAATATGTTATATCCAGTTATTTGCGTAGATGAACTAATTGTTCCAGCCGGTAATTGCGCCGATGACGATAGTGTTCCCGTTGGTAGTGCATTTACTATTTGTGTGGAACTGGTTACCCATCCTGGATATTGTGCAGAACTCGACACCACGCCGGCTGCTAAAATTGATCCTGTATGCGACCCAATAAATGATCCTGTAAATGAACCAGTATTAATTTGTGCGGACGAAGATACTGTTCCCGCCGGAACAGTTGCCGTAGCATTTGTTGCATAACTTGCTGTTAGTGCATAGGAAGCAGTACTGGGTGTAAACGTGATAGATGTAGCCGCACTTGCCGTAGTTGCATATGATGCAGTTGTGATACTTCCACTGAATGAACCAGTATTAATTTGGGTAGATGATGATACCGTACCCGATGGTAGATTTGTTTTAACTTGCGTAGAACTACTAATTGTACCAGCAGGAACAGATGTTGCATTTAGTGCATAGGATGCAGTAGTTGCATATGATGCACTGGTAGTATTTCCATTTACTGATCCAGTAAACGAACCACTGAATGAACCAGTAATACCGGTAGTTACATTTAATGACCCGCTGAATATTGCTGGTCCGATGTTCGTAAATGTTGATGAACCGGAAACAGTTAATGACCCTGTAACACTAACATTGTCATTAATTGATATACCGTTACCAGAATTATTTAGTATTGGTGTTTGTACCGATGTATTTGCGACAACATTAAATCCTGTTGATATACCACCATTAGGTACTGCGAAGTTACTTGCTAGTACACGAACATTATTTCCAGCAGTTATTAAATCAAGAGTACCATTTAAATTTGATACAGAGGGTGTATTAATACCAGTTGTAGTAGTTAATGAACCTGTAAGTTGGTGTTCTCCATCTGCTCTTAAACGTAATTTACCTGCTGCGTATGTATCACCACCTGCAAATATAGTTACACTTGCACTTGCACTTGGTGTACTAGTACCGATAACTAAATTATTACCAATTGTATACAAATATCCATCTCGTGCGGTATCGTATATGTGTGATCCACTATACAAAGCACTATTGATACCCATATCAATATAACCAGTGGTTTCGTTACCAGTATCCGATGTTGCAACAAAGTCAGATGATGCAATAGATCCTGTGCTAAAGTTACGAAGATTTATTTGTAAATATTTATTTACCGTTCCGTGTGCAGATATTAAATTATAAGAATTTACTACCCCCGCATAAATACCAAGTACATCAGGTGCGTTATTATCAAAAAAGTTTGATGCACCCCAAAGTATACTTGATGCCGTGTAATATAGTGGACTATTGGTTAGTCTGTATGTGTCCTGCCACAAAGGAATATAGTTTGCAGTTCCAATTGAACTAGATACCATTCCAAGTGGCAATGCTTCTTGTACTTGCGCGGAACTGGATATTACACCATTAGGTAAACTTGTGTTACTATTTGCTACGTACGATGCAGTTAGTGCATAACTTGCACTAATTACATTACCTGTACCACCAACTTGTAAAGCAATGGGTGTATCACTACCAGTTTCAAATGTTCCTGCAAAAATAATATCTATTGCATCTGCAACACTTGCAGTTCCGTATAACGAACCAGTAATACCGCCGGTATTTACTGTGTCCACCATTTGTAGCGAACCCGTAATAACAGCAGATCCACTGTATGGAAACCCCGCACCAGCTCCCGCATTTAATGCGTATGATGCAGTTTGTGCATAACTAGCAGATACCGAATTATCAATAGATCCACTTACTGCCAACGCATAACTAGCAGTGTTTGCATATAATGCAGAAACAGCTAATTGTGGTAACGAACCTGTTCTATGAACTACTGTTGAACTAGGTTGTACGCTTACTTTGTAATCTGGTTGGCGGTTGACGGTTACACTAACGTTTGGTACATCTACCAATACATTATTTATATCAGAATTTTCTCGTATTACAACCGCTATATCCGGTATACCTAGATTTATTGAACCACTCATCAATTATCTCGTAGCTGTGGGACGGACTGTTAATGCTCCTTCCAATATTCTTCGTGTTATTGGAGCACCAGATCCGCTAGTCATATTAACGTCATATACGTATTTTCTTTGGGTTAACCCCAAGGTTTGATCAGGAGTTAATTCTACAATAACTGACCCAGAATTAAAAGGTAATAGTTTTGTAATATTAAATGAGGCAGCAATTTCATCAGTAGTATAATTTTCTCTAACTTGACCGACGAATGTATAATCTGTTATATTAAGTGGGACGCTACCACTGTCACTGATGATGGTTGCTGCAATACGAAATGTTTCACCCTGACCGACATTGAATTCAGTAAGTTCTGCCATAGCTTATACCTAAAAAGAAGTGTCCCACTGCCCAATTATACTCTATATAAGTATCAGACAGTGGGACACACCTTCTATTTTTAACTACTGATTAGTAGTTCAATACGCAATAGTCTGGTTGTATTTCCAATTCGATTGCTACATTATCAGTTGTTTCTGCCCATTCTAAGTCACCAAATGTTGCACGTGTAATTTGTGCACCCTTAATAATCCATTCTTCAACTTTATCACCTACTGGACCGAGAACTTGAAGGGTTAAATCCTTCTTATAGAATTCTGCGTATCCATCACGACCCGTGACTGATTCGTGGTGTAGACGGACCCATTCCATCACTGCTTGTGCACCGGATGGTACAACTGGATCATAAAGTGTTAGGGTCATTGGTTGCCACACACTGATACCCTTTACAAATCGAACGGTATTAATGTGTGGTACCTTAACTGTATCTTGACGGAGTTCTGGACGGCTTACCTTCTTTACGATGTAAGCCGGAATTCCTTCAATCAACATCAGAAAGCGATTTTTGACCTTTGGTTCGAATGCCGTAAAAAATATTTCATTTTCGGCTACGATATTGTTTGCCATGTGTATCTCCTAACAGATTTAACTATAAATAGTCTATAATGTAAAAATGTGAACCGATTATGCCCCAGGGAATACTGCACCTGTTGGGAGAATGTTGAATTCAAGCTTGATGAATTCAGCAGTCTTTGTTGGTTGGAGATACAATTGACCAACCAAGATGTTGCGGTCAATTACGTCAGGTGTATTATTGGTTTCATCCATAATAACACGGAATGCGTAGAGACCTGAACGTTCTTGGACATTTGCCAAATATGGATTGACAATGTTTAAGAAACGACGACGAGTTGATTCAACGTTTTGTTCAAAGACGAGGAATCGTGCTGAACTTGCGATGAACTTCTTGACGGTAATTAACAAGCGACGAACATTTACACGGTCAAGTGCCGATGAACGGCGTTGTAATGTCTTTTGACCCCAGACACAGATACCTTGTCCTGGGAACTGTGCAATTGGGTTAACCTTACCATCGTACAATTGATCTCGTTGTACTTGACTTAAACGTGTCTTAACTCCTGCTGCTCCTGGAATTCCACCACGATTTAAACCTGCTGGTGCAAACCATTCTGCCGAAGTATTATCGCTGTATGCATATACTTCTGGAAGAACTGCCGATGGTGGAACAAATGCAAACTTGTTTGTATTTTCATCCAACACCTTAATCCAAGGATAATATGCTGCTGCGTAATTACTGTCAATCAATGTAGCTTGGTTAACCGCCGTTGTAATTGTTGAGCTTGCTTGTGCCAAGTCCATAATGTAGAAACAATCACCACGTGATTCACAGATACTTAATGCGTAATTTGCAACATATGGATGAAGTTCATATATTACACCAGGTAATACCAACAAGTTAATGTCATATGCATCTGGATTTGCTATTGCATCCAATGCCTTCTTGTATGCACGGGAACCTGCACTTGTTGCGGTTTGTAAATTAAATCCTTGGGTATTATTTGAAGTAATACCATCATACATGTTAATATAACGTGCTGGATTATCACCATCAAACCCACCTTGAAGTGGTACAGTAAACTTCAAGTATGCTGTTACCGAAGGTGTTGTTAAGAAATTTGCAACCGGTACTGCTGCTCCTGTATCATCATACAATTCATTTGATGGAAGATTTTCCAAACTAAATGCTGCACCACGAGTTGCTGATCCACTTGGAAGTGGTGCTAAGTATGACATATTTGTATTTGGTGTATCTGAATATTGGAAACCGTAGAATTCATTTACATTGTATGTTGCCGATGTACTATATCCACGTGTACTTCCAGAAATCCACGACGAACTAATAAATGTTGGAATTGGAAGTACCGATGTTGAAGTTCCTACTGGTGAACTTAGTGCGGCAAATCCAAATGGTAAGGCGGCTGGGGATACGTTATCAGCACCTTGTGCCATTTCAACACGAATGTACTGTGAGTTATTGCGGTATTCACCGTCAAAATAACGTTCACCAGATTCATTTTCTACCGGTGCACTATTACCAATTCTACGTGCAACATAGTTTGGACTATTTGGATCCAAACTTAAATTATCATATTGTTCTAGTACTGATGGTTGTGCATCGGTATCGGTAAAGTCACGTACTACTAGTGTGAATGTACCGTAATCATCTGCAATTTGTGCTTTCTTTGGACCAATAATGGAAATCTTAATGTCCTTATTGGCAGCGTTACCATCCGTTAGTGTATGTACTTTAAATAAGTTATCTTTTGAACCACCGAGTGTTTGTGATTGTATCCACGGTGTACTTGCAAAACTATACTTACCATATGTACTTCCTGTTAAGTAGAGTGCATCTGAACTGGTTACTGCGGACATACTAACAGAAGCACCAGCCATTGTGATTGCTTCTGGGAAAATTCCGTAGATATATCCGTTCTTTGCCCCAGTTGGACCATATCCAAGATAATTTCCAATATAAGAAGCTGCAGATGTTGTTGTACTGAGTCCTGTTGTTGTTACATCTGTAACTGCTGATGAGGAAACTGTGAGTGAGAAATTGCTTGCTGGCCCCGTTGCACTAATTGCTTCGATATCACTACCCGATACTGTTGGGTGGATAACTGCATATAAGAATGAACCACTTGAACCCGTTGCAAATAGTAAGGCTGGTGTTGCAGCGGTTGGACTATACCCATCCAGTCCTAAAACACGAACTACTGTTGCTCGTCCCGATTCTCTAAGATAATTTTTGACAGTTAATCCAAGAAATGACTTACCATCGGGGGTACCAAATACGTTTTCAAACGCTTGTTGACTTTCAACAATCGTTGGAATAAAAGCTGGTCCTTTTGGTGTTGGACCGATAAATGCACCAGCAATTTCACCAACGCCTTGTTCTAAGAAACTAAGGTCACGTTCTTGTGTGAAAACGCCAGGACTCACAATGCGTTCTGCCATACGGAATCTCCAATATTACTTATTGCTCAGGGGTAAATACACCAGTTTCTAAATCCAAAGAACCAATTCCATATTTCTTCATTAGTGTATCAATTAATTCTTTTTCTTTAACAAGTAATTCTTTATATTTTATTACTTGTTCCGACAATCTTGTTTTTGCTGTAGCTAGATCTTCTTCAATTAAATCATGCGATAGTTTCAATTGTCCAACAGAAGAAATAACATTAACAATTTCATCACGTAAACTCTTAACAGACAATAATTCATCATCTGCTAATTTAGTTACATCACTCATATAACCTCCTTAGATATATTATTACTCGTATTATAAATATAGATTATTTTGTCCAAACATTACTTTTAACCCTCTTCTACCTCGGTAAAAAGAACAACTTTTTTGCTGGAAAATCGTTGTTGGGAGGTTTGCATAATTTGTCCAGTTTTATTAATCATTCGTTCTGGAAGTAGATATGCAGATACATTTAGGGTAAAACTGGTTCGTACTAATCTGTCCTGGACGTTGGGGAGTACCGTGTCAGTCTTATACTCATCTATTCGGGTTCTAAACTTATATTGTCCTCTATCACCCCAATATTCATCATCTTCAAACGATACCTGCTCAATAAGACGATTCATTTGTTCTACGTATTCGGTCCATATTAAACACTCGTATGTAAGATCAAAATAGTCGGGAGTTACTGTTGTAACATACTGTTTAACAGGTTTAATACCATTTACCGCAGCAAATCTGTCGTATGGGTTGTACCGGTTCCACCCAGTTTCAAATTCACGTTCTAAATATTTGTTTACTGGTGAATTGATTCCGAGATTCTTTTTCATACTTGTTCTACGAATCATAATAATAGGTAATTGTATCTTACCTTTATAATCTCTTAATACACCATCCTTTTGAACACTCTTCCAACGTTCTGGATTACCATACATAATAGGTACTTTTATACCTGTTCCATCTTGTGTTAAAATAGGTTGTATTCTATTACTTAAATAATTTATAAGTGTTTCGTCAATTGTCATTAACGTAACGGTGATTGGGGTATCCCCAGACTGTGTTTTCGTGTCCAGACCCCGATTCTGCGTTACTGAGGGCGTATTGGCGTCATTGACCTGAGCCACTGCATCAGTGGCTTTTCTATTACTATAATCAGCCATTAGGTGTTAGCCTCCTCAATTTGAATACCACTACGACGAGTTAAGTGAGCGTTACATAAAATTGATGTGGTATATTGTGGTTGACCAGCGACAAGTTGTGTATCATTTACATTATCAATTTCATAATATGATTCGTCATAGTAAATAATATCACCAACTTCAGGATAAGTACTTACTTGTTCTAGTAATGCACGAACAAATCTAAATTCAACGTTCTGGTCAACATCTGCACCAAATCCATCTTTTGTACTTGAAATAGTTTTTGGAAATTTTACAAGTGACTTTAATTCCACACCAGTATATCGTGCCTTTTCGGTTGCTTCACCGTATAAGTTTATCGCAGTTGTTTCTAATGCAATCTTATATAAAATTACATCCACATCAACTACATCACTAATTAATTCACGATTGATATGTTGAAAAAAATTAAAGTCTTTCTGAGATACGAAACGTGGCATATTATCCTATGTAGATGAGTGTTGGAACCTTCCCATACATTTCTTGCATGAACTTAGCATTTTCTGCTTGTTTTTT